CGACCTTTTGGTTGTACGTTTGATAAACACCACTGACTAACTCGATCATTTGTTTACGGCGTTCCTCTTGCGCTTTCTTGCGGTTAGCCTCATCTATTATCCTTTGGTTCTCTGCAAGTGACTCACGCGCGTTTATATTGCCATTTGCGGCTAATTCTCTAAGCGTATCCTGTTGCTTTTCAGCAGCCGCTATTTCTTTGTCAAGTTGTGCAATGCGCTCATCTGATTGTTTAACAAACATTTCAGTCGCGAATTTAGCCCATTCATTACGCTTTTCTATTTGGGTTTTTACAACATCTGTTGTTTGTTTTTCAAGATTCATGATGTTTAAAGCCGCTTCTTTACGTAATTTTTCTTGTTCGTTTATATTATCTGTTTGAGCAAGGTCTAAAGCCAATTGATCTTCAATCTGTTTTTTACGTGCATCAAACAATTGCTTTTCAGCGTTCTTTATTGCGGTTGCATCTTTAGAACCTTGCGCTCGTTTCAATGCGATTTCTGCCTCAATTACTGCGATGTCAGACGCTAACACAGCGCGTTCCTCATCTAACAACATCATTTGTTTTACTTCTTCAGCATTAAACAAATTTTTTCTAACCTCTGTTTCTCGCTCAAGTGCATCTATTGTTTTACGAACATATTTTTCTTTTTTATCCTCTGTTTCAGTTGTTTTTTCAGCAACAACATTATATTTTCCAGTTACATCTGTTAATCTTACTTGCGCTAATCCATAATTATTAAGCCTTTCATTTGCATTTTCTATTTGATTCCTTAACGATCCAACTACGCGTGATTGTTTCTCATAATCTTGCCTTGCACCTTCAGCTATTGTTTTTAATTCATTTTCTTTTCTAATCCTTTGTTCAGCGCTTAAATTTAGTGTTTCATCAATAGAAAGCCTTTTGAATTTTTGTTGATTCATTATTGCTTCAAGTCTATTTAATTCTTCAACTTCTTTTCTCAATCTTGAATTTACTTCACCTTGTAATGTTAGATTTCTTGTTATTGCCTCCTCGTATTTTTGCATTTTATATTTAGCCTTTGCATATTCAATATAATCCGCAACTGCCTGATTTAATTGTGCTTGAAATGCAGTTTCATCTTTTAGATTTTTAAGTGTTGTTCCGTATTGTGAATTAATTTGATTGATCAATTTTGAACGTTCTTTACTACCTTCATTTGTGTTTTTTAACTGCATTACTAAACCAACAAATTGTGCTGATTCTTTGGCTACGAATTCAGCACCTTTTTTTGTTTCTTCATTGGCTCTACGTTCAGCTTCAGCGCGTTGCCTTGTAGCTTCCTCTGCTTTACTCGATCCCGATACATAATCATAAATCATGTAAACAAGTGAAGCCAAAGCCGTTACAATTGCAATGATTGGTAACGCTTTCATTGACTTACCAAGTGTATTTGTTGCCACTGCCGCACCTTCAGTTGCCGCCTCTTGCGCTATCGTTGCCGTTGTTTGTGCATTTGTAGCTACAACATCGGCTTCCTTTACGACAACTAATATTCCAAGTTTTTGAGCAGCCGCAACAAATCCCGCGCGAATTTGAGTAAGTGTATCACCTAATCCACCTAATACTTGCAATGCATCAGCCAATCCAGCAACAGCCTGTAATTGAACCATTGCTTTCATTAGTTGCTCATTCTCTACACCAGCCAAAATCATTGCTGATTGTACGCCTTGAAATGCAGCAACACCTACCTGACCAACACGAACCATTGAACCGGCTAAATTCTCAACAGCAGTACCGGCAGTTGCTTGAATTACACCCTGTGCATCTTGCATTGAATCACGTAACTCACCCGCTCTTTGTGCCATTGATGCAAAGCGAGGATCTGCCGTATCCATGTTGGCAAGTTCTTGAGTTAGCATTCTTAATTCAGCGCGTAATGACATCGTTGCACCTTCGTAATTACCTACGTTTCTTTGGTGCTGTCCAACCGTTGCATCAACCTTTTTTAATTTAGCATCTAATTCGCTGATTTCCGCGATTAACTTTTGACCTTCAGCCGTGTTTTCTCGGTTTTGAATAGCCAAATCTTTGTATGCTTTTCGTAAATCATTAAGCCTTTTAGATGTTTGCGCGTAAATGCTTTCTTGTTGTTGTGCTTGTTTTAGTTCTTTGTCCTTTGTTTTTTGTGCGCGTATGGCCTGGTTTTCTAAATCCTTTTTTAGTTTTAGTTCCTCACGTTCAGATTGAATTGCCAATTTTCTCAACCGTTCTTGTTCCTGGTCGATCTTAATAGTCTTTTCCTTTACGTCATTTGCCTTTTGTGTAGCCGTTATTAATTCGTTAATTGATTTAGTATCGCCAACAGTTGCACCTCCAATGGTCTTTTTTAACTCATCAGCCGTTTGTTTAAGTTCTAATTTAAACTTACCAAGCGTATCAATTGCTTGTTCTGCTGATTGTCTTATACCGCGAAAGATATCCTCGCTTTCAAATATATCAGTTGCTTTTATTTGCTTTGCCATACTCCTTTAACAAATTAAAATATTCCCTTGCCGTTATTTGTTTAGGGTTGATCCATTGACCAATCCACTTGCTTATATAAATTAACGTCTGTTCAATTGTCATTCCATTGCCGCCGTTTGCCATCATTGACTGCAATTTTGCGGCTTGTATTTCGGCTTCAGTTAACTTAAACCGATCACCAGTAATCACATAATCCAATTCAATCAATGCCTTTTTGCGCATGGCATCCAGCATTTTTTTGTACACTTCGCTCAATCCGAACTCCTCAATGTATGAATCATGAACCTTTGTCCATGCCTCGATGTCATTATTCGCGTTGCCTTCTTTTGTCTTCCTAACGTGCGTTAAATTACCCTCAGTGCATTTAATCCAGTTGTATAAAGGCATATCATCAATTGATTGATAATAGTCGCTTATATTCGTAGTTAAATCGATCAATGAGTTCTTGCGCCAATTTCTCTTTACTTTCGTCAGTAAGTCCAATAATTTCGTAACCATATTCTTGAAATAGGTCTGTTGTTTGTCCAAATTCATCCACCTTTAAACCATCACCGTTGATCTCAATGTAATCATTAAAAACTTCGATCATCATTGAATTGTAAAATTCTCCCGTGTCGTATAAAGTGAATGGTGTTCCTTCTAATTTTTCAGGGTTGAACATCTCAGTTGCTCGTGAATAAGTGCCTATAATTTGCCCAAATTCATCAACCCCCTCATTGTATAATTGATCCCATCTGATCCAATCTAGTATTTCAGTTTTGAATTGTTCATCCCTAAATACCTCTTTCCATACATCCGCAAATGTTATACGTGTTGCTTTGTTCAGCAATTCACCAATGCGAGTATTCATCAGATCAAACATATATCAAAGTTAATCAAAAAAAGGGGTGATATTTCACACCCCTCTTTACTATTGTTCGCTATCGGTTTTTGTCTTCTTTTTTGGTTTTTTTTGCTTTCCATGTACCGATTCCCAAGCCGCTACAAGAACGTTGTTTGGGATATGTTGGAACGCATCGCATAACTCATCAAACGTACTATTCAAAATGAAATCCGCTTGAATGCTATACTTACCAAATGTAACGTAACTCATTACGCCGCAGTGAATGAAGTTTCACCATCATAACCAGGCTTATCAACGCTGATTACACAATCATCACCAGTTGTTGCAGTGAATGTGAAAGTGTAAGTTCCCGCTGGGGATTCAGTTACAGTAGTTAATGCAGTTGATACACCATTAACAGTTAACGCAAAATCAGCCGCAACCGCTCCTGTAAATTGAATAGGATTCAATGCTGTTCCGTAATCCAATACTAAAGTTGAAACCAAAGAACCAGCAGTTACAGTGTTATCAGTAAAGTTCACATCCAACAATCCATCAAGGTCGTTGAAGTTCTGACCAGCCTCTGTTGGTGTGATCATGTACATTGTACCTTCGTCAAATAAACGCTCGAAATCAAATGCAACCATTACCTTTGAAGTAGTGGTGTCAGTTGCAAACATATACGTTGGGTTGAATGATTGGTTATCAACAGGGATTGGATAAAGTTCATCACCTACCTTAGAACCGATCAAGTTACCGTTAACGTCTACGATGTAAACACCGAATTGTACACAACGATTAGTGTTTAATTTACCGTAGAAAGTTGGAGTTTCACCCCACAATTCACCAGCAAATGAACGCTTACCTTGACGAATGTAAACCATACGCCCTGAGTTAGCCTCTTCAAAGATAGTATCTGCCTTTGGCAATTCTACATTCTCGAATCCTTGCAACGGGAACCATCTTTTTGAAGGATCAGCTTCGTTGATAAGATCAGCCCACGTTGGTAGTGTTGCAGTTAAGTCGATGAAATTAAGCGTTCCATCATTCGCTGATAGTGGAACCATGATAAGTCCACTTGTTACGGATTGAATTGGTAAACACCCCGGTTTACCAGTGTTGCTCAATCCAGCATTACAATTACATCCTAAAGCCATAATTTTTGCTTTTAAATATTTAACATTTACAATTCTCTTTGTACTTCGTAAGGGTGATACGTAACTCAACCCCACTCAAATTTGCATCTAAGACGTTTTGAAACATCCCGTTATCGCGCTCAACACCAAAACGGCTGAACGTAATAATGTCGTAATTTTCAATTGTCTGATAATTTCGGTTAGCCTCCACTACTTTGATAAACTCATCACATAACCTTTCCATTGGATAAACTACATTCTCGCGGTGATCTGCCGTGTAATACTGCGCTACATTCGTCTCATCTAAAAAAAACATCCTTAGATCGCTTTCAAATTCAATTACACTGTCACGACCGAATCGTCTTAACCGGATAACCTCCAACAACCAAATTAATGGAGTTTTCTTCATTAGGTTTTTTTCCGCTTTACTCCATTCGCTATTGGTCGCTAACTTTGTGCCTGTAATCCAAAATGGATTGCTTAGATAAATCACATTTGTAGGCTCATTCTCATGTCCAATTGGCGATAAAGTAACGTATTCATCTGTCGAGATTTCGGTAATTGTGTACTTATTCTCATCAGCATCTGTTACATTCTTGCCTATACGCGCCCATTTAGTATTGCATGATACAAATTGCAACGTCTCACTGTCATATGTTCCGACAATGGAAGTATCGATTTGATCAACCAATTCATTAACCTCGAATGTAATTTCGTTTATCATAACCAGTATGCCATTTGTTTAGCCACACCATTCCACTTTGTAAAGTCACCTTTCGTTACGCTTACAACTCTAATGATTGCGTTTGGATCACCGTTAGGGATTTCAACAACATCATTTGCAAGGTAATTAATACCACCTTCAATTACTTCAACTTCATCTACCAAACCAGCGATAACTTTATAACCTATGATCAACCCCGTTCCTGTTCCACCTAATGCCGGAGCCATATCATCACCCGGATAATTCGATCCTGAATTCATTATCTGTAATTCAAGTACAGAACCAATTGGTAAATCTTGGTTACGGTAAATGTACCATTGAATCGCTCTATACGTCTTTAATGCCTCCCAATATCGCGTGTACATCATGTTGTACAAAGTAGTAGCAGTTAGGCTGTTTTCCCCTTGTGGTATCTTTTGCCCTTGCGATGTGATTTGGTTAGCCGTATCTTTCACGTATTCAAAGTAAATAAAGCCTTTGAGCATATCTAAAATGCCCTTTGATATTATCACACTGTTATACGTGTTGTACGATGTTAGAAAGCCGTTTGAAGTGTTGTCCAAATGAAAAGGATCAAATACGTTTTGGAAGTTAGGCGATTCAGGATAGTTGTTATTATCCAAGTCATTGATGAATTCATCATACAAAGTCGCACCGAACAAGTCGATCAAATACTGTTCTTCATATATCTGAATATACTCCAACAATTTGGCTTGGTCATACATTCCTGTATGCAACTCATATTTACCCGTGAAATCGTCTAAATCTAAAAGCATTTGTTACTTATTTTTTGAGTTTACCGAACTTGTTTTTAAGGAAGTGTTTAAGCATTGCGCCGGTTATTTTCCAAATAGTGCCTTTTGGCAAGTGCTTGTTTTTACCGTTGCTTTCGAACTCGTAATAATCTTTGTCGTTAACGTCAATGTCAAGTGAAAAGCCTTCCTCATTCTTAATGAATTTAGCATCTACTTTCGGCGTGTCCAAAGTTATTTCGATGTCCCCATCTTCCTCACGTATGAATGTTACGTCAACGTTTTTCGTGTCGAGCGATACGTCTATTTTTTTACGTCTTTTCTTTTTTTCCATAGTGCAAATAAAAGTGGGGGCAAGTTTATCTCACCCCCTTAGAAATTTATATACCTGAATCTAACGCTGCGATTGCAGTTGTTAAATCACCCGTTACAAACGCATCAACTTGATTAGCCTTAACATAATGTGCTGCTCTCATTTCAGCTAAGATAGTAACCATGTTACGTTGGAAATCGTCATTAACATAACCAACCTGAAGGTTCATGTTCTCACGGATACGAACGTTTGATTTGCTCATATCACCAACTAAGAACGTGTCAGGAGCGATGTTAGTTGAAGTAACAACGATCAATCCAGCCAACATCATGTTACGATCCCAAAACGCTGGGTAAGTGTAACCACCATCAGTTGCTTTTGTCAACTCAATTTTAGCCGCATCCTCTGGGTGCAACAATACGTGAGTAGGCTCAAAGTTAGCACCTTGAATTTGTGCTTTAGCAACACGAATAACATCAGATACATTAGCCGCCGGAATAGTTCCCGCGAAAGTACCCGCTGCAAACGGTTGAGCGAATGTAAGTAATCCATTCAATGAAGTACCACCCGCACCATTGATTAGCGCATCTTCGAAGGCTTGATCAAGTCCAGCCATAAGGTCAGCATTGATTTCTGAACGAACGAAAGCAAGGTCAGCCAACATTTCTTTTGATACCTTAACAGTTGAAGCAACTTTCTTAACCTCAACAGATACCTCTTTATAACTCGGATTTGAAGTTGGTTTTGTTGCACCTTCAGTTACCCATGATGCTGATGTGTTAG